ACTCAATTAGTATTCCCCTGTCACCTGCATCCACCATGAACGCAGTAGGAAGAACTCGGAGATTCTAATGGACCTAAGTTATTTAGTTAAACAAATTAAAGAACCATCATCTGGATTGCGTTTGCGCCAGGCTTATGTCACGGCAAGTAATAACAGCCCAAAAAGCGTTGATATTCAAATTGCGGGGGATGCAAATATATTGCCTGGAGTTAAATATCTTAAAAGTTATAATCCAACCGTAGGCGATACCGTTTGGTTATTAACTAACGGGTCTGACTTGATACTTATTGGGCTTCAAGCCTAAATTTTAGTAAGGTATTATTTATCCATAACTTAGGAGTTAATATGACATCACAGCAAAAGGCAGCGCTTGCTTCATACGGGCGTTCATTTCTGGCAGCAATGGTTACAGCATTTATGGCAACAGGAGGCGACCTTTTCGCCCTAGACGCGCAGACCGCCAAGGGAATCCTTGCCGCTGGTATTGCATCGGTTCTCCCTGTTGCGCTTCGTTACGCAAATAAGAAAGACCCAGCATTTGGACGCGTTGCGGAAATCGCAGCAGCCCAGGGCATGAAAGAACTTACAAAAAAGGCTCCCGCTAAAAAGGCAATAGCAAAAAAGGCTTCAGCAAAGAAAACTGCAAAGTAATGGCGGAAAAAGGTTCAACAGAATTAATGCTTCAAATTGCTTTCAAAGAAATTGGAACAATTGAAGGTCCAAAAGATAATGAAACAAAATATGGCGCTTTTACAAAGGCTAATTTTTTGCCATGGTGTGGTTCATTCGTAAATTGGTGCGCACATGAAGCGGGTGTAAAACTTCACAATACTGTTTCAACTCTTGCTGGAGCAGAGGCTTTTCAAAAGGCTCACGCATGGCAAGATGCTGAATCAGCAACCCCAGCGCCAGGAGATGTGGTTTATTTTGATTTTCCTGGAGATGGCGTAGACCGTATCTCTCATGTTGGAATTGTTCTCAAAGACAATGGCGATGGGACGGTTACCTGCATTGAAGGAAATACTTCCCCAGACAAAAAAGGCGACCAACGAAACGGTGGACAAGTTGCAAAAAAGGTCCGCGCCTATAAGAAGAGCGCTACTAAGGGCTTGCCTCTTGCAGTTGTTGGTTTTGGACGCCCTAAGTTCACGGCATAACCATGGCAGAACAAGAAGTTACCCTCGGGGAAATCATGCGTCGCTTGGATGAATTGAGCGACGGCATGAGACAACTCAACGCATCAATTGGCGAAACATATGTCAGACGCGATGTGTACTCTGCTGATTCACAAAAGATTTCTGTAACTTACGACCATATGCTTCAGCGCCTTGAAAAAATGGAGTCACGCTCAGAGTGGGTTGTTCGTACAGTTGGAGCAATCTTTATCGGAGCGGTTATAACAGCCACGATATATCTAAAGGGCGCAGTCGGCATTTAGATTTGACATTCCCAACTGGGGTGTTATATCCTCTCCCTTAACGAGAGGAGCAATAAATGAATCAACCATCAATCGACGAATTTGAAGTCGTTGAATCACCCGCGCCTGAAGGCTTTAAAGTCGATGACGACGAAAAGGCTGAATGGGCAGTTCGCAAACTAGCCCGTATCCGACGCAAGCAATCGGAAAACAAAGCAATCCACGACCAGGAATTAGAGCGCATCTCAGAATGGCTTAAAACGGTCAATGACGCCCTAGAACGGGACGCTGCATACTTTGAGGCGGTCCTGACCCCATATGCGCTTCAAGAGCGCTCCAACGGTCGCAAATCGCTAATCCTGCCTCACGGCACAGTCAAGACTACGGCTGGTCGAGCAAAGATTGAATTTGAGTCTGAGGACAAGTTCATCGAATGGGCAAAGACCAACGACCCTGAGTTAATCCGCATCAAACACGAAATCAACAAAAAGGCTTTAAATGATTTGATTACTGACGATTATCAGGTAATATCAACCCAAGGTGAAATTATCCCTGGTACCAAGGTGATACCACCTATACCATCCGTTTCATTTGCTCTAGGAGAGGAAAAGTAAATGCCGACAATAGTTCAACTACTAAATGAAGTTATGAAAGATGTTGGAGCGATTAGCAAGACCGATAAGAATACTTCTCAGGGATTCAATTTCCGAGGAATCGATTCAGTTATCAATGCTGTATCGCCCGCACTCCGCAAGCATGGAATTGTTGTAGTTCCATGTGTCGATGATTACCAATACGAATCAGTTGAGATTGGAAAAAATCGAACAGTCATGGGTCATGTAAAGGTTCGAGTTACTTACACCTTTGCTGGACCTGATGGCGATGCACTCAAAGCCAGCGTTGTAGGAGAGGCGATGGATGCAGGGGACAAAGCAACGGCAAAAGCAATGTCAGTTGCATTTCGAACAGCGCTCTTACAATCGCTATGCCTACCAACAGATGATATTGACCCAGACGCTCAATCATACGAGCGTTCAGAAAAAGTCGTTGTTGATACAAAGGCGCTCGGTGAAGCAATTGCATCAGCAACCGATATTGAAGGTTTAGCAAAAATTGGTCAATACATTACAAAGTACAAAGACCATATCGAACCAACAATTTTGGAAACATTGCGTTTATCTTTCAAAGAAGCGCAATCAAAAGTTGCAGTTGCAGTAGTTGAAACTTCAACTAAAGAGGCAGCAGTTGAACCAACCCATGCCTGAACTTCCATACGCGGGAACTTCGGGGTATTCGGGAACGGATACCTCGGAGGCTCGGGCAAGAAAACAAGATGCTGATGGAACAACTACAAAGCGTCAAAAAGAAGCATTGATGTTTTTATGGATGCAACATGAAAATGGTTGCACATGGAAAGAATTTGCTGAGGCTTTTGGAGTTCACCATGGTTCTGCTAGTGGGGTATTATCCGTCCTTCATTTAGCGGGAAAAATTGAACGGCTTGCGCTAACACGCAACAGATGCAAGATTTATGTCATTCCCGAATATGTTGCGGGTCGAGAAACCGAAAAGCATGGCAGCAATAAAAATGTTGCTCACAAATGCTGGAATTGTGGAGTTGATGTATGAGTATCAGGTGGATTACAAAAGTTTGGTCCGACAGTCCATACAACGGAACCCGACTTCTAATCCACCTGGCGCTCGCTGACATCTCTCACGATGATGGTCGATTTTTTGCAAGCCAAAAAAACTTGGCTGAGAAGGGGAGATGCACCGTTGAATATGTTCGCAAAGTAATCAACGAGATGATTGCTGATGGTCATATTCGAATTGTGAGTAAGGGAAACTCCAGGGGAAACGCAACAACTTATCAATTATTAGTTAAAAAGGTCCCCAACACCGTTGGGGAGTCATTACCAATAATGGATGACGAACTCCCCAACTCAGATACCCCTAACTCCCCAACTTTAGAGGTCCAACTCCCCAACGCCACTCCGTACCATCCGTCCTATACACCCGTCCTATCTACAACAGGCGAAACTGCTCCCGCAGTTTACGCCGATGGTGAATTAGCGGCTAGAACTTGGTGGGAAAGATTGCCAACAAAACCGATAGGCAAAGGAGCATGGCACTCATTGCTTGAGGTGTGTAAGGCTGCTGAGAAACAAGGTTACTCAGCGGAACAAATTGTGAACGCTTTAAATTATGTCGGTACTGTCCCGAGTATGCGACAAATGGATTTAGTTTTACGGGGGAGAGGAGTCAAAACCGCACATGAAAAATCTGCCGAGCGAGCAATTGACCTCGCACAAAAACTTAGGGATGAGCCTATCTGACATAGCCATGTTACTTGGATTTATTGGAATTTATGATTTACGAATCCAGGTTGATGAACTTAAAGTTCGGGCATGGGCTGAATCTTTAGACAAGGATATTTCTTTAGACGAAGCAAAAAAAATTGTTTCAAGTCATTATGCAAATTCTGATTTAGCGATAAACCCTAGCCATATTAACAAAGGCTGGAGATTAAGATTGCTTGCAGAAAAAGAAAGAAAACGGTCAGAGGCTATTGGCAAAGAATTGGAGCGAGTTGCTAGAGAAGCGGCGCCACCTGAGATTGCGGAAAAATATTTGTCCGAGATTCGAAATGTCTTGAAAGGTAAAAATGCTCAGGTGGAAGATAATTCAGGAGAGGTGGCATCTGATACATGATGATATTCCGATTTGCCAGATGGCTTTTATTTTGGCAAAACAGACAAACGAAGAAATTTGCTCTGCTTGCATGGACGCCCTCGCGGATGGATTGATTCAATGGCAAAACCTAAACTTAAAGTAAACGATGAGGTTCGCTTCACAGTATTGGCTCGGGCTTTTTATAAATGCGAAAGATGTGGAGGCGGACCAACCGCTTTTGGATTCTCGGTGCATCACAGATTGCCCCGAGGCATGGGTGGAAGCAAAAACAAAAATCTTCATCAGCCCGCTAATCTCATTACTTTATGCGGGTCAGGGGTTGATGGTTGTCACGGCTGGGTTGAGTCAAACCGAGATGAAGCAAGAGCCAAAGGTTATTTACTTTACAGAATTGATAACGCGTCTGAGATTCCGTTTATTGATATTAATGAAGTCGCTTGGTTAATTGACGATTTTGGACAAAAAACGCGATTCGACACAAAATGGACAAGCATTTAATGTTTGCACTATGGAATGTATTTGCGGTTGGGAAGATGAAGAGCAACTGGTCTATCGACTGGAACTTGCTCAACGACCATGGACAACAAACAGCGAACGAGCGGGAAACCGTTGGGAGCGAGCAGAGAAGGTCAAAGTGTGGAGAAGCGCATTTGAACTTTTGGCTAAATCTGAGAGGATTCCTCTTATGTCCTGGGTGAGCATTGTGGTTGAACCTCATCAAAAGGGCGGACGCCTTCAAGATGTAGGGGCGTGTAATCCAGCAGTAAAAGCGGCAGTTGATGGAATCGTAGACGCAGGAGTTTTACCCGATGATGGTCCTGCGTACATGAAGTCGTTAATTTTCTTACCGCCTCAAAATGACAGAAACTCATTGGTGCTTTACATAAGAGGAGCGAGAAAATGAATTGGTATTTAATGTTAAATATTTTAGGGGTAGTGATTACCCTTTTTCTATTAACCCCGTTTATAATGATTCCATTGATAGTTTATAAAAAAGCGGTGTTTAAAAATGAGTTAGAACTCATTGCTGAATATCACCCACATATGGAACAAGAAGATTTAGACGAAGCATTTCTTAGAACTTTTGGAGGAGACAGAGAATGACCACTATGGACGCAACTCAACTAGATAGCAAAGGTCTTGATGAAGTTAAGATTATGACAGCGGCTATTCGCGAACACCAAAGTTCTATTCACGATTTAGGAAAGCGCCGTAAGCAGTTGATTCTTAGACTCCGTAAACAGCGCATTACCTACCGCGAGATTGCTAGCGCCATGGGCGTATCTGAGCAATTGATTTATAAGATTATCCGTGATGATATTGACCGCACCCCACAATATGACGCAAACGGTAAATTAATCCGACACCGAGGACGCCCACCAAAGCCAGT